TGCTTCACTTATCTTGGTTGTAAACTCAAACATCTCACGGGCATTCTCAGAGGCTTCTTGAGACATGCGCTTATAAGCATCGATGCCGGGGTCTTTTTTAGCCCCTGATCCACCAGTGTCACTTGCAAAAACAGTGTTTGTCGAATTACTTGAACCTAATGCGGGAAAGTTCCCCCGCATTATCTTTTGAGATTCAGCATTAAGAGCCTGAATCTCTTCTTTAATGCTTTGTATGTTGCTTTGGGCTTGTGATAATGCATCACTATCGTACCAAAGCCCTTTATTTTTTCTGGCAGTATTCCAAGTTACAATATCCTCTTGCTCTTTTCTCAGCTCGCCAAGAGCTATAATCTCCTGTTTTATTGTATCAAGCGCTTTCAGGTCTTTTTCGTTTTGCTCTTTGCTTTTAAGCATCCATGACCAACCGATAGCCGCATCAGATATTTGGGCGGTCAATTTGGCAACTTCATTTCCAAGCTCTGTAAGTGCCGGTATACCATTAGCTATTATCTCAGCCTTGGCAACCTTCATGCTCTGATTAAACCGGTACATTGCATCATCAGCGGCATCGAGCTTTGCAATGGCGCTTTCTGATAATATTAGGCCGTATTTTTCAGTCTCATTTAACTGGTCAATTATAGCCTGTTTGCCTTGTGATAATATCGGGAGTAGCTCTTGACCTGATTTACCGAAAAGACGCTGAGCAAGTGCGGCTCTTTCGGTAACATTCTTAACATCAGCAAGGGCCAGTACCGTATCTTTAAAAAGATTCTCTGAAGAGCGCAAATTGCCATTTGCATCTTGCAGGGATACGCCGAGAGCTCTGAAAGAGTCAGATGATTCCTTGTTGCCCTTTAATGCCTCATAAGCATTTTTGTTGACCTGTTGTATTCCACGGGCAAGCTGTTCTGCTGATGATCCGGATAGTTTTGCAACGTAGTCCCACCGTTGGGCTTCATCGGTGGAAATCTGCATCAGCTTTGCGGTGCGGTCAATCTGATCACCAAGCCTAATTGACTCAGTGGTCATGGCCCTAATAGCAGCAACAGCCGCAAGAGAAGCACCCACGGCAAAGGCCGTCCCAAGAGCAACCTTCATTTTACTTGCCGTTTGTGCCAGTTGCCGAGTATTAAGCTCTGAGGTTTTCAAAACCCCTGTAAGCTCATCCCGCGCTTTTAGTACGACCTCAAGAACTGCAGCCATTCTTAATCTGCTCCATCTCGTACTTGTTCCAGAAATACTCTGCTACTGTTATTGCATGAAGTAAAGCTATCGGCTGTTTCAGCATTGCCATAGTACCGTCTGGGTAAACTCCATATTTGCGGTATCGGGTAAGGTGAGGAAGTAAACGAACCACGGAGGAATCCCGTGCAAGCGCATGGGGGCAACGATACATCAGGATTCTGTTTGTTCCGTGGCACGTTTTGCATTTTGGATTTTTCCCCCAACAGATAAAGCATTCATCTATGTACCATACTGGTTTTTTCTTCGGTGTCGGTCTTACACAGCCGTGCCGTTTTTTCTTTTCCTTGTCGCAAGCCCAACATTTAAAATTCCCGGGTCCTCGTTTAAACAGCACGACTATTGCCGCAATCAGTTTTTTAAATCTGCCTGATTCGTTCCGGTTAATTCTGGTATTGCAGACTCGACAAACTTGATCATTTCGACAAGAGCCCCACCAATAAAGCATTTTGCCGGGTTGTCTTTTGGAAACTCAGGTAAATTTTTTCCTTCCCATCCAACAAGAAAAAGGTTGATCAGCTCACGCCCATACTGTTTGTATTCTTTCTGTGTCAACTTTTTTTTGACAACGCTTTCAGTAAGTGATATAAACTGATCCTCAATCTCTTCGGTACAGTACCGGAAGGAGTATTTAACTCCGTCCTTTTCCTTTACCAACGGTTTGCTTGCATCAATCGGTATCATGTTTGCCCCCATGAATTAAATGTTAAGCCGCAACAACGGTATCTGCCTGTATTGTGAAATCGTTGTCAACACAAATACCGCTCAGATCAAAAGTTTCAATTCCATTCTCATCACTGTCCTGAGGCGGTTCATCAATCTGAGCTTTGGTTGTTGAAACTGTCCACTTATTCGGTGCAGTTCCCCAAGCAACTGATATTTCTCCGGTAGTTCCGGCATGGAACGTGGTCACCGGATTTGCAGAAGTGTCTTTGTATACCTTTGCTTTCCATGTAATCAGGCGCTTTGAGATGTAAGACTGTCCAAGGCCGGTTGTTGCTGTCTGCGGTTCGGCGGTCACGGTAACTTCCTGTCCGAAATCAAATTCAAGACTGATCAGGTCATAGTCAGTATCATCGAAAAAGTTGATTGTCGATCCTACAAGTGAGGGACAGACAATTGCGGACGGTGTGATTGACACCTGAGTTGCCACCGCATCTTCAGCATTCAGTATGCCCTTGCCGTCAAAGTTGAACAGGGCAACACCGGAATTGAAATCAAGGGTTATTTTCCCATTACCCATGACATTGGCAATTTTCCGCACCAGAGAACCGCTTGTGTCAGCGTTCCCAGAGTATCCCCAGACTGTTAGGTCTTTCCATTCGCTCTGCTTGTTCGAGGGAGTGTATTTCGCTCTGTCTTTCGATGTATCATCATCAGTATCGCTCAGAGTTTCTTTGAATCCGCACGCCTTAATTGCTGATGCAATTGCGCCAAAACTGGCTTCAGCATTGCCCGTGCGGAAAGGATAGACCATTGACACACTTGCCTCACGAGGCCCGATAATCGACCGTTGCTGAGAGAATCCACCGCTTACCAGAGCCATTTTTCGCACTCTGGTTCCAATGGTGAGTTTCGGGCTTTCAACTTCGGCCGCATTGGTATTGTCAAGACTTGTCTCAGCGGTACCAAAGGTCGACTGCTCTTTGACTAAGACCTGTGATAATGCCAGCACTTGCTTTGCCATAATATTTATCCTCCGAGGTATGGATTTGTCGCATTAATAAAGGCCGTAACTTCTATTGTCAAATAGATTACATATTCCAACGCCTCTGTGTCTGCATCGAAATAATAGCCGTAATTTATTACATTGGTATTTGTCGCATTGCCGCCCCGTGTCCGGTCTGCCATAATCAGCTTGATCAGGTCTGCCGCTATGTTATCGGTCAGCTCTGTGATGGGGGTAACATCCGCCCCCTCTTCATAATCATCGTTGATAGTGTCCTCACGAAGCTCTATCTGATAGTAAAGTTTGTTATGATTTTTATTGTAAACATTCTGCTGTGATCCGGTCTGGATCTCAGTCCACGGGCCACATATTTCTATGTAAGGATACCGACCAGCAACCCGTAATCGCCGTCTCTGGCGTTCGGCTGTGATTGTGTGCTCCACCCCGTTATATGTGATAGCCTGCCCGTTTAGAACAGTTTTTAGGTTGGCAGAGATAAGAGCCACTTTACAATCGCTCATAAGCCACCTTGCCCTTTTCTATTTTCTCTACCGCTTTAGCAATTGCCTTTTCTCCCCGTTTCATTGCAGAAGGCAGGCGCATTTTCCAAGCTCCCTCAAAGTCAAATTGCTTAGGAATATCGACAGATTTTACTCCAACAAATAGTAGTTTTCTGTCAAGGTTGTGCTTATGTCTGATTTCGTGAGAACCGCTTGATTCCGGAGTGTTCCCAAAGTACAGTAGGCGACCGTGAAACAATACTGGTGCCTGTAATTCCCCGCTGTCAAGCATCCTCTTGAACAGCTTGATAAAAGACCTTTTGCCGCTTCCGCCGTATCTGCCAAAAAGGGAAACACTCATCAGGTTTTTATAATTCGGTATTATCAACCAGTCAGAATTTTTCGGGGTTATAGTAGCCCCGTTTCCAAGTGCCTCAAGGTATGGCATCTTCTTTCTGCGCTCATCCCTGATACCCATTCTGAGTCTCATACTACCGAGATTATTTTCATTCTCAACATGTCCACCAAAAGCACGGGCAACAAACTCAGACCAGTATCCGGTACGGTAATGCCTTTGTTTTGCCTTCAGATATTTTGTGAACTTACCGTTTTTACCAACAAAAGAATTGCGCTCCCGAATCAGCCAGCTACGCACTGCGGCTGTGAAGACCTTCGGAGCGGTCTTGAACATCTGTTCAATTTCCTCAGGTGTATTCGTCTGTATGCTGTTCATACGTTCAATCCCAAATGCCAAGATCCAAGATCTTGATCAATGATAGCCGCAACTCGCATGGTGGTTGCGCTTCCCCCTATTTTTACCGGAAGCCTTACTGAGTCAGCTTTTTCGGTTACGCTTGTTATTGTCTGTCTTGATATTCGTATTTCCACATCATACTTGATCTGCGCTGAGCCTGCCGCCCTGTCTCCACGCTGTCCGCTCTGCTTCATTCCGTTACGATAAACAAAAGCCCGTATTTCATGCTCTGTACCGCTCTGGATGTAAACAATGTCCTCTCCGAAGAAATCATCTTCCAACATTGCCTCAAATTCAGCTTGTAAATCTGCGGCTGTTGTCATTTCGGAGCTGTCCTCACTAACAGGGTGTCAATCTTCCAGTCAATACGCTCAAGGCGTTCCACCTTCTTTGCAACTGACTGAATATCCTTTTCAACTGAGGTAATCCGGTTTTCCTGAGTAAGAGCCACCGAGACTATTACTCCGGCAGATCCAAGCACCCCAATTACTGCAAGGACGGTAGTCAAGAGATTAGGTCTCTTGACATACCGCTCCTCACAAGTTTTCTCCTGCTGTTTTATCAGGTCAGCATAGTTCATTTATTAATTGCCGACAGCATCAAACTCAAGGATCTGCGGAGTCTGTGTTTCCACGTCAGCCGCAACAGCTTCTGCGTATACATTCGGGTCTGCATCGGTTTCACTGGCAGATGCGATGAAAATTGCTCTCTGGTTCGCGTGTCCACCTGTGATCCCGTTCACTTTAAAAGTTGACCATGCAATTAGAATTTCTGCATCATAGTCTCCAGCGTCGGAAACCAGCCCACCGCGGAGGTTTCCATAGCTGAACCTGAATCTGTCTCCATCGTCTTTTACAACTATGTTGACCGGCCCTTCAGTAGTGCATCGCTCGCAGTAGCAACGGATAGCCTGACCCGTAACAACGTTATCAATGTCGATGGAGTTTCCACCTTTTGAATTGAAATCGATGTCATCCAGGTAAACATTGACCTTTGCGGTTGCACCAGTGTTGATGATCTGAATACCAATCTGAGTATTGTCATCATCGTGATTGATGTTCAGGTTTTTCATTGTCAGAGATTTGCTTCCATTTGTAGCGCCAAACACTGTCTTAAAACAATAGTCAGCGCCTTCAGCACCGTTGATATTTACCTCTCCAAGACCTCTGATTTTGGTACCGCTTACGGTAATATTAATTTCATCAGCGGTATAATCACCAGACTCAAGGAGTATTGTTTTTCTGGTTGAATTTTCAACCGACACGGCTTTTGCAATAGTCTTATAAGGGCGATTCTTTGAACCATCACCGTATGTATCATCGCCATTCGGGGAGACGTAAATATTGACAAGTTCAGGGAAAGCAGTTTCATAAGCATTGATTTCAACATCAACCAGGACTGTTCCGGTTGCGTTTCCAGTTCCAGCACCCTGTGAAGTTCCGAGGAAAAAACCAGTTGTCGGTGCGATAAGCTGAATCACACCGCTTGTTGCATCATAAAAAACTTTGTCTCCCTTGGCAATCGTCACACCGTTTTTAACGATAAATCCAAAGACACCGGCCCGCTTGTACCCGATAGCAACATTAGCCGCCGCCGATGCCATTGGGACAAGTACCCCAAGACCGATTACATATATCGGAGTCCACGCTGTTACGATGGCATTGTGAGCATAAGTTATTATACCGCCATCAATTCCTCTGTCGATACATTTTCCGACCATTTTAAAAGCTCCTTCTTTTGATTGTTTGCTGTTGTTAATTATTGGTTAATGTGAAACGGAAAGCCGGATTGCTCCGGCTTATGTTATTTGCCCGCACTTGCGCCATCGTTGTAAATAATGCCACGGTACTCAGGAACACCGATACCCCAATCAAAGGAGATCTCCCATGTGAAGCCCTGAGCATCACCGACTCTGCTCTCTTCACTTCTGAGCATCGGGGTGCGCTGACCCTGTAAGAAAGCTACAACGAAGTGTTCCATCTGCATTGGATCTGCGGCCAGATACCATGCATTTGCTTTGCCTGCGGCTGTAAGAAGAGCCTGCAAGTAAGCATCGAACACAGGTATAATCCTTCCGCCTGCATACGGGTTGTTGACACCGGCAATGTCCTTGCTGTTGTCAAACGGGGTATTCAGCAACTGAGCAACGGTCAGCTTGTTTGCTGTTCCAGTGATCAGGTACTTTGCCTGCACATTGGCATACTGTGTAACGCTGTCGGGTTCTGGTTTCAGCAGGGGCATTTCCATCAGCTTGCGCTCTGCGGCAGCAAGACTCGAAACCGAAGGAACACCGGAAGTAGGTATCAGGTTGCTGTGTGCGTTATCAAAAAGAGCAACAGAATCTTCGTTCATCACAGGGCCGACCAGTGAATTGTAAGTCAGCTTGTCGTAAACGTCTTTGTTGATCCGGCGAGCGATCGCCTGAACCATTGCCTGCGGTACTCTGACAATTGCTCTGAGGTCATCGTTGACCATTGCCTGTCTGCTGATATTGAAAATGTTACCTTTCGTATCAACGGAGACAGTCTCATATTTGTCGGAGAGCTTTTTGTTTTTAAACGGGGTTCCTTCAGGGAGATCGTCAATGTCACCGAAATTTGACATCTTAATGAGCTTCTGAGCTTTGAAGTCAGGGACTTCCATTGTGTCGCACCACTGATTGTACGTCACCGGAGCCTCTTCATACTTTTTCAGCATGTTCTTGTTTGTCAGGTCGCCAAGAATTGCCGGAAGGTCGCTTGATCCGGTTCCCGCCATCCTTATTGTCGTAGTGACAAGCTGTTCAGCATTCATGCCGATAGCGTCAACACCGTGTCTCTGAAGATCCCTTCTCATAAGCCCGTGCAGGCTGTTAATCTGAACGTCTTTCTTGGTCTCTGCGATAACGGCAGGGTCTTTCTCAATACCTGCCATTACTGCCAGAGAGTTTACGGCATGTGCCCTGAATTTCTCCGTTTCGTCTTTTGTCAGGGATACCGCCGGACTTTGAGGTTGTGCCGGAGGCAGAGATTTCATCTTCTTTATCTCATCAGCTATCTCACTGGAAAGCTGGTCAACTGATTTGCCGGTATCAACCATTTTCTGGATAACATCATCAGCAAGGTTTGAAGCCCTGCAAATCGTCTGGATGTTGGAAATCCGGTTACGCTCTGCCATCTGTGCTTCGGCTCTTTCCTTTTTTACTGCACAGTCAAAGCATCTTTCCTGTCCTTCGGGGATCTCTTTCCCGCAGTCTTTACACTTATTCATTGGCTCCTCCTTTTTCGGGGGTTGAGACCCCGCAGGTATTTTGTTTGTGAATATTTTCTTTCTGAAATTTACAGGTACAGCAATTGCGGTATTTGTCTCGGGTTCCTCAACTTCTACCGCTTCAATAACCTCATCAATGAATCCCCACTCTTTGGCCTCTTCTGCGGTCATATAAGTGGTTTCATCCATAAGGTCAGAAATGTCTTTTTCGGAAAGGTCTTTTGCGTGTGTCTGGTATGCTTCAACTGCACTCTTTTTGAGCTTGTCAAGCACATCAGCTTCTTTTCTCAGGTCATTGGCCTCGCCACACATGCAAACTGCCGGATTGTGAATCATCAACATTGCATTAGCGTGCATCTTAATTGTTTTGCCAGCCATTGCAATCACTGAAGCGATTGAAGCGGCTATGCCGTCAATAATGACATTGATTTCAGCCTTGGAATCTTTGAGAAGGTTGTAAATTGCAAAGCCGTCAAACACTTCGCCACCGTATGAGTTAATCCGCACATCAATAGAATCGACTTCACCGAGTGATTGAAATTCTTTTTTAAACTGCTCTGCAGTTATTCCCCACATGCCAATATCAGCATAAATACTGATTTCTGCCTTGCGGTTTTGAGCCTTCATCATGTACCATTTTTTCATTTCTGCTCTTGCTCCTGTTGTTCCGCAGGTTGCGGTGATTGACTTGCGTTTATGCTCACATTCTCAGGGAGTAAATGATAAAGTCCAGAGGCAATCAGGTCAGCCCGTTCCTCTGCAAGCTCTTTTATCTGTGTGCTCAGATTTTTACCTGATCTGGCACACAGTTCCCGAAATGTTATCTGTCCGGTTTTATATGCGAGTATAAGAGCCTGCTGATCACGTAAAGGATCAACCCACTCTTGATAATCCATAGGAAGCCAAAGCGACTGGTTGTAATACCAAGGGTCCTTTTTGTATGCAGAAGGCGTAATGCCGTACTCCGCCAGTCTCCCTGTCATTACCTCCCATTCGACAAACTTTTCCCACTTTGGTTTCCCGTTATAGTCAACGAATTTTTTGAATGCACCTGTAAATGTGCGGTTGTCACCTATCGTATTGGTTCTGGCAGAAGAGAAGTTTGCACCCTGCAAGTCAGTGGTAAATGCTTGATATGAAAAACCCATCCCCATAGCGATATAGCCCATTATCATGTCAACAAGGGGTTTAAATGTATCAGAGATGGGATCAGTTATCGCAATTGGTTCAGGCTTGTCTTTGCCGAGGTAAAGCCCCTGAAATTCGAGGTCAAGATAAGAGCTTCCGGTTCCACTATCAGTTTTTAAAAGCGTTTCAAGTCCGGCCTTGTCTTCTCTGGCGGCTTTTATTCCGAGCTTCGCACCGATGCGGGATTGCTTCATCTTGTCAGCAAACAATTGGTCGTGATCCCACATTGGGCACATAACAGGGTATAGCCATGAGAGGCCTAAATACTGTTCTGTCTCAATTGGGAAAAAGGCAAGTTGCATCCGGTCAACTGAGTACGGATCAGGTTCATTTTGAAGATAAAATCTGACTGGTTCCGCATAGTTATTTATCTCTATCCCGTGAATTATCTTTTTACTGTCAACTGATGTCAGCTTGTTATTGTACTCGAACATTGTGTCTTTTGAGAAGTCAAGGCGTGTAGGATTTAAAAGCTGAAAAGAATATGGCAGAAGCGAGCCGGATTTTGAATTGACAACATTTGAGAGAACAGAGCCATAAACAGCCATTGTGATAAACTCAATGACCTGTGATTCGTAGTAGTTTGTCTTTACCGTACCATTGCGGATACCCTGATCAACAAACCGCTCCCAATCGTTTGCAAGGCGCTCGTTTACAAGTTTTGGTTGCTCTCCGTTTGCGTACCTGATAGCCGGATACGGTCTCGCTCCGGTTCCAATCACTGAATTGCAGAATAAAGTTATTGCTCTGCGAGCAACCGGATAGGTGCGGTAAAGCTCTTCAGCTCTGGCACAAACTTTGGTAAAGTCATCACGGATTACAGATGATATTGGAGTGATGGTTGTACGCCAATCACCACGTACAATGCCGGTATCAGCACCGGAGCCGTACATTGACCGTCTACGTCCGATCTCGACACCACGCTCAAAGGCATTGTTTAAAACTCTTCTCTGTCGCTCTGATCTGGTTACGGCAGATGGGCGGTTGCGAAAGACATAACGCATACCGTCAACAAGAAAGCGCATGTCATTCAAGAAGTTCATCAGATTGAACTCCCTGAAAGACCGACTTTTATAAACGGGGATGAATTGGCGGCACTTATGTAATTAGCCGCATCAATAGCGGCAAGAACTTCATTGGGGGAGAAATAGCGTTCCCGTCTGTCGGCAATTTGCCTCTCGGCAACGCCTTTTTTCAGGTTGTCGGATAACGCTTCAAGGATCTCGTCATTTGTTGCCATAGAAGTATACCTCTATGGCAAAATATAGCAACATTATGTGACAAGTGCAATCAGAAAATTTTATTTTTGCGTCTCATTTGTAAGTATTGTGAGTATTGTATTTACGTTACTTACACAATCAACTTAAAAATGAGAATTTTCTCATTTATTGACACATCCAAATGATCGTAATAATCATATCCGCTCGCTTCCATCTGAGCAATTACGGCATCAATTCTAGTGCAAGCGTCCTGTGTCGCATAGCTTACATGCTTGCAAATTGTCTTGTACTTTTGAATTGCCGGTTTGCTCTGCTGTGATGGAGCCTGATTGCCTTTGTTGAATTTGGGGTTGTTCATGCTATCTCCTTCCGAACACCCGATTATAGCCGGATGCCTGTCTATGGTGATTGTTTTCGCTGTGATGCTGTTCAGGTTGTTCCATGCGTACAGAGTCAGATAATTGCTTTCTTTGGTTGTACAGTGTTTCACATGCCACTTTATCAATCAGGATTTTATCTAATCCCAATTTACGCCCTGCACATTCGTTCAAGTTCAAGCAATCTCTGAAGTGATCGTCTCCCCCGTGGTTCCATATTTTTATCGGGTTTCCATTTGCATTCGTCTTGGTGAAAAAGCTCTGCCTTGCTACTTGTCTGGGGAATTCAGAATGGTAATCATCGGGAATATAAAAATCGTCGGAGTATATTTTCATGTTGGTAAGCTCTGATAAAAGTTCTGTCTGTCCGAGATAAAACGGCCCGTTGTTGGATTCATAGAAAAGAGGTTTGGTGTGATCCACTTTTGTCAAACCGACATAGGCGTACCAATTAGGCATCTTAGAAGCAATATAATCAACGTCTTTTGCTCGGTGTCCGCCTCTGTCCTGAAAGGTGCATGATGGAAAAACCTCAATACCACCTTGCCAGTACATTTTTTCTCTGGCAAGCTCTGACTGCAACCTGATGAACACGTTGACCGGATCTTTAAACTCCTGAAGGTTCATATCACAGGGAATAATACCATGCTTGAGCACTTTCCATACCAGACCAAAGCACCAACCGACATAAACATAAGTAAAGTTTGCATCATGCGTATCAATACCAAGGGTGACAATTAGAATATCATCCGGGATAATTACATTTTCACCCCTAACGGTGTAACCACCTTTTTTGCTTTCGATATATGCAACATTTAGCCCTGAAGTTTTCGGGGTGAAGTAGTTGGCGTTTACTTCGTTCTGGTACGTCTTGAGCTTTACAGGGTCATTCTTTGCCTCAAAGTAGTCAGCAAGCCATTTCCACCATGAATAATTAATGTCAACACCACGGGGCCATTGATAGCAGATCCGAAGCACCCACGGGCGGTATCCGTTTTCAAGTACGCCGTCAATTGAACCGTCTGGATGTATCTCTTCGGCTGTCTGGTGAAAATCTTCTTTGTTTATCTCAGGAGCCGCCCAGACAACTCGATCGTCTACGGTTGCTCTGTCATGCTCCGTTATTTCCTGTTTACAGTGAGGGCATTCATAGTAAACTGCATCCTGTTTGTATCTGCGGATCATGTTTGCCGACTTGAATTTTTCATCTCTGACTTTTATTTGATGATCCGTGTATTCGTGCCAGTTACCGCAATGAGGGCAGGGGTAGAAAGGATGCAGTATCAAGGTTCCTTCCTGGTAAACCTCCTGATACATATAGTCGCCGATTTCAAAGGGCGTTGTTTCCAGTACGAGCTTTTGAAATCCCTTATCATGGTAAGCACCTTGACGGCCTTTGAGGAGAGATACGGGGTTGAATTTCTTTGTTTTCTCCCACTTGCCAACCTCAGAGCCGATACACACCCCTGCATGATGTGAAGCTATGTCGTTTTTATTCTGAGCCGAAGCAATACGCCAAGTACACTGATTGAGCCTTACCCGTTTGACTGTAAGCCTCTTTTGATCTCCGTTCCATTGCTTTGTAAGAATCTCATTGTTCTCAATCATCGGCTTTACTTTTTCAGAGAATACAGTTTCAGCCGTGTCGCTTTCTGCATAGGTGAGAAAACCGTTTACCCTGCGAGCACCCATGCAGTAATAAGCGAACCCCTCTGACATAAAAGATTTACCTGTCTGGGTGGGACCGAGATCAAGGACTACATCATAAAATATCGTGGCGTTTACAACTTCCCGTTGCCAAGCCTTGAACTTAATAGGGCCGTGATTGAGATAACCACCACAAAGAGAGATATTCTGTTCAAGCCAGTCAGCCGGCAGAGGATGAGGTTTGATTTCGAGAGCTTCTAATTGCCCACGTGTAAATTCGTGCGAGCACGAAAAGACTGGCATCTCGAAATCATATTTGCATATTGCAGACGGCATTTATAAAAGCCTTAATTCAGTTTAATAAAACTTAATTGTTTAGCTAATCGGCCATTTTTGCTTATTTCTTTTTTTTATCATGTAATTGATTATATCAGCACCACTCCCATAAACTAAGCCTGCAACCACCCCGTATACTAAAAAGTAAGGGGAACCCGTAAATTGTAACTTGTACTCAATCAAATAACCCCCAATACACAATGAGATTATCCAGGTGTAAGTCCATACTAAATAAAGAAGAATTTTCATAAAACCCCCATGTTAAGATTCTGCTTGTTGTGTCTTAAATTGAAACCAATAGCTCTATTAGCTAATTAAGTTCATAATATTTTTTAACTTTATTACAATTTCATTTGCCAGCGTGTCGCTTATTAGTATATACCTTGACCCTTCTGGATCATCTTTGTCATTACCAATTCTACTTGCCAAATTTTAACCCCTGATTATATTGCTTAAATGTTCCTTTGTTTTTGTTTTGTCAGCTTCTAAATAATCTGGACTGTCCATATTAACCCCCTTCACTCTGTTCAACCTTCTTTACAGATTGAACCATGTGCTTTGTTGCCTGTATGCCTAATTCGTCAACTGCCGCAGGCAATTCATCTTCTGGTATTGCCCGAAGCCTGAGAATGTTTCGCTTGATCACGTCAACAAGAAACTTGCTGAATGCTTCACAGATCGTTGAGATTGCCCGATTGTAAAGATATTTGGATACGGTGTTTTTACGGAGTTCTTCGTTTTCGATATTCTGTTTTTCTATTTTCGCAGTTAGAAGCTCAATCTCTTTTGACATTTTCTGACTGCCGAGACTGCCGGTATCAAGCATTGCCTCAAGCTGTTTTTTTTGCCTATCCATTAACCAATCATGTACATGAAAAAGATCATAAGAACGATTTGGATTTAATGGACAACCAGCTTTTACCCAATTGCGCACTTGACGATCTGTTACATGAAACACCTCTGCAACATCTTTTTCTCGAAGAGCATTAAAACTTCTACCCAATAACCCAACATCAGATTGAGTTAGTTTTTGATTTAACGATAATTTCCGCAAAATATTTATAACCATATCTTGCGTTGACTTTGGAAGTGATTCTATTAATTTCGGATTAAAATTAGCCATATTAAAAAAGAGTTGCTTTTTAGTTTAATAACTTGTATTATATGTTTATAAGTTATTGATCTTAAACAAGTTACACAATTAACCTATGGGGGCACAGATGCCATTAATTTACACACCATCCGGCAAAGCCAGAGAATACAGTCCTTTGGCGTTAAACGTTTATAATGGTTGCGATCATGGTTGCACATACTGTTACACTTGCCTGATCAAAAGATCTGCTGATACAAATAAGGTTGTCCAGATCAGAAATGAGTTTATAAAAAAATTAGAATCTGAATTATGCAAATCTGAGCACAAAGAACAAATACTGCTATCGTTCATGTGTGACCCGTATTGCAATGCAGACCAAAAGCATAAAACTACACGAGATGCTTTGTTTTTATTAAATCTGAAAAAGCGGGCTGTCGCAGTTTTAACCAAAGGCGGCAATAGGTGTTTGAGGGATTTGGATATATTTAAAATGTTTGGCAATCGTTTTAAAATCGGTACTACATTAACATTGTGCGATGGTTCCGAAAGCACAGTTGAACCAAATGCTGCACCCACAAACGAAAGAATAGCCACACTAAAAACATTGTCAGAGAACAACATTAAAACATGGGTTAGCATTGAGCCTGTTATTGACCCTAAACAATCAATTGAACTAATAAAGCTATCCATGCAATATACCGATCATTTTAAAATTGGCAAAATGAACCATTTTGAAAAAAAATTTAATGATAATATTGATTGGACAAAATTTCTTTATGATGCCGTCAGGTTGTTGAGGGGTGCAAATAAGCCTTTTTATATTAAATATGACCTGCAACAATATGATTTTAACCATATATTATCACCAGTAGAAAAAGACATGGAT